ATGTCGATGTGTTGGTTGCCTTTGCCATTATTTCATTCCGTTTAATCGTAACATATTTTCAATTGATGCCGTGTCCATGTCCGCCATTGCCGTGTCGATTCCCATGTACATCATGGTCTTTGCATACTTTTCCGCCTTGGCTTGTGCCTTGACAACATCCGCTTTTAACGCTTCCTTTTCTGCAACCTTTGATTCAACCATCTTTGCATTCATCGTTTGAGCCATTTTGGTGACTTCTCCCGCACTTTCTACATTTTTTGATACCTTGCTAAGCAACGCATCTATTTCGTCGATTGTAGGGGTTTGTTTTGCGTTTGCAATTGTGAACACATAAGCCGTCATAAATAGTGCGGTAAAAACTAACAATGCCGTTCTCATAGTTTTTTCATTGTTTGCATTATACGAATCTCGGTCATGGCCGATGCCAAGCACGAATCGGATCGTTTCAATGCGTATGTCAATTTATCAATCTTCACATCCAACGCCTCAATCTTGAAATTGGCTTTTTCAATCTGTTCTTTATAGCCCGAACGCAAGTCCATATACAAATAAGACACACCCAACAACATACAAAAAGCCACGGCAGCAATTGGATTTTTCTTAAATTGCTCAAACGAAACTGGCAACGCATTGGGTTTTACTTTTGGGGCGGTCATTATTCAGTAGGTGGGAAAGGTGGTGGTGGTGGTGGGGTGTATTCGGCTTCGGGTAAATCTAAAACCCAAGCGTATTCAGTTATTGCAACTTCGGGTTTGTCCTCATCTGATAAAAACAAAAACCAAGTTCCGTTAATATCTTGAACGCAATTAAAAAACTGATAAGGTGCGTAGTATTGCCCTTGTATCAAATCCTTTTGTTCGGGTGTAAGTGTGTAACCTATCATCGTGATAAACTTGTATTGAAATTGTTTATGGCGGTATACAAATTGCTCATTTGCGCTCCCGTCAATTTGCTACCCAAACACAAAGTGCTAATGTTAGCAACATTGAAAATTATCGGTGTAACTGTGGGAAAAGTTCCAGTATTCAAAGCGCCCAAAATAAAACCAATATCACTCGACATTGAATTTGCAGTATATGTGCTTTGTTGTGTGCCGTCAAAATATAATATCGCATCATTTGAAGCACTAGAATTAACACTACCAGACATCATGCTAAATGAACTAGGAACGGTACCTGTTATACTTGTCAAATTTTGTAATCCTATTTGTGAATTACCATTAAATCCAACAACACTCACACCATCAAATGCGCCATTCCAGGAACCAGTTGAACCACTATGCGCCCATGATAAATTGAAATTTGCTAAATCTGTAACAACTCTACAAGTTGTATCAAAATACGCACTAATTCCGTTGCTTGTAACCCCACTACTCGCAAAAGTCCAACCGCTTGAAAAAGTACCCGTGAAACTTGAACTACGAAGATTCTGCGCACACGCCGCCGCACTTGCACCAACCATTGGATAAACGGCTTTCATACTTGACCAAATACCCGCACTTTTCATATCAAGTACAAGTTGATTGGTTGCGTTCTTTTCGGTGGTGGTAAGCGAGCCACCCGCAGTGGTAACGCGGTCAAAAAATGCTTGTGCATCGGGGTCAAAGCCACCGCCACTACTGGCAGTAAACCCGCCAACCCTTACACCAACTCCAACGCCAAACATTATTCTCCGTACATTACAACTGAACCACTCGCCAAGGTGATTGAACTGATATAACTACCATCGGCAACGGCAATGAATGTGCCTTGCTTTAATGTTACACCACTCAATCCCAATGTTGTCATCAATGATGCTGCGGATTGATCCAAAATTGCAGATACAACGGCATCCGCATTTACCACAAACCCACGGAATCTTCCCGTGTTGGCACTTGTGTTTGATACGACCCTTGAACCCGTGTAACCCGCGCTAAATGAACTTGCTGAAATACTCATGTCTATAAAACGATTAGATGGTTATTTGTTCCACATTCTCCGCACCATAAAATGCACTTAACGCCGAGTAAACCGCATTGATTAAAAGGGTTTCGGCTGCCAATGTTTCGTAATCCGCAACGGTTAACTGAAGTCCTGCAAAAGTGTTGTTAAAATCTTCAATACCTTGAATCGGGGCTTTGCCTTCTGCCAATGCTTGTACACTTGCAAAAACAAAGGTTGCGATTTGGGCGGGAATGATTCCGTCTTTTTGTGATTTGTTATCCGAATATCCTTCGGCAATAACAACAACCGATCCACTTGGGATGCTTAATCCCGATGTCAAATTTACGGGGGTGTTAATTTGTATAAGTTTCATTTTTGTATAATTTTAGTGATGTGATATTTTTATTTTTACCATTGAACATATTGACAATTTGATAACTTGGCATTCCTAAAAAATTCGCCGCATCGGTAAATGATTCAAAAAACATTCCTGTCATTTCACAATAAAGTGGTTTAGAACGAACATTGTTTATTCCGCTTATTTCTGGTCGTTTTTTGCCTTTGCTATGTGATGGCTTTCCTTTATTTGCATTTACCAACGCTTCCATAACATGGGGTGGCATACCCTTTCCATATCTGTAATGATTCTCTCCTTTGGCGGTGTTGGCTTTAACATTTTTCTTTGCTTCTTCTGTGAACACATAGCCCGTAACACCATCACCGCCTTTGGTTAAATTACACAACGATCCGCCATCCTCATATCGTTTGTACAATGCAATTAATTCTATTTCTTTTTCCTTTGCAAAATCCATTGAAACATCTTCAAATAGAATGTCCACTCTCCAATCGGTTTTTTTGGCAATCAGTTTCCACCTTGGATTTCTTGAAAATCTCGTGTAAGCCCGTTTTTCAGTTTTCCCAATACCAATGTAAAATGGTTGGTTCTTGTCTAATCTAATATGTCTGTAAACTATTGCCATACACAAAGATACGATTTTTTAATGGGCGATTACTACTACTGAACCCGATGGGATTGATAAACCGCTTGTAAGGTTTACATTACTATTGATAAGAATTGCTTTCATATATTTACAAAATTAGAATAAATCGTTCCAAGTGCTACCATTGTAGCAACATAGTTTGTTAGTTGTGGAATCGTAAACAACCAATCCCGCAACAGCCGTGATTGCGTTCTTTTGGGTTGTTGTCATTCGGGGAAATAATACGCCTTGAGTTGTAGAATCAATTTGCAAAGTTGCGGATGCGTTATTTGCTGCAAGTGTATTTATGCCAATACCACCATTGCTAACACGCATTCTTTCTGTATTTGCAGTACCAAATCCAAATGCGTTCGCCGTTGCAGGTATGGCAAACATTCCCGCTTGAGAATTACCATTAAACGAATAAGAAGGAAATGATGCCCCAGAATTTGATGTATAAAATCTACCAAATACGACATTATCTCCCATTGTAATCGCACCATCATCTCTAACTTGTAACAAGTTTGTCCCCGCACTATTCTGCACCAAAAGCGATGTTGTGGCGGATGTTGAGCCAACTCCTTTGATTGTTGCAACTGTACTAATATCACTAATTTGCATTAACAAACTACCATTTGGTTTTACACATTGTATATTACCATTATTGCCCCCATCCGCGGTCATATAGATACCTGCATTGTCAGTACCTATATTGAGTAGAGTAAAACCACTTCTTTGAACCCTAAATGAATTTGTGCCACCGCCTCCCATATTAAACAAAGCCCCTCCGCCTTGTTGGTCGTATTTTACACTAGGCGCATTTGTACCAATTCCCAACCTATTATTCGTATCATCCCAAAAGAAGTTAGCGGCATCACTTGCAAATGCACTACCATTGCTGAACTGAATTGCACCACTCACACCGCTTGGAGATGTTACCACCGCTATGTTGCCCGAACCCAATACACTTGTTCCGTTGATGGTCTTGATGTTTGTCCCCGATACCAAGGTGTCTTGTTTGGCGGCAACTTGGGTTGTGTTGGCAATTGCCACGCCACTCACCGTAGTTGTACCCGTGAAATTTACGCCCGTTGTGGATGCCTCCATTGGTAGGTTTGTACCCAATCCATCCGATAACACTTTTAATGTTGCATCAATTGGTCCGTTATCGCCCACCTTAATTAGGGCATCGTATGTTGTTGCGGGTGTTAAACCCGTTAATGAAATTCCCATATCTTATATATTATTCCAAGTTTCGTTAATTTCTTCCCACTTTGTAGTAATTCCTTGCCATTGCTCATTTGTAAATACGGGGCTTCGTGTAATGTTTCCAATCCCTTGCGCCCATAATGAGCCATCGCAACACTTTCGTGAATACTTATTTTCATTCTTGCATAAACACCCCCGCGTTCCGCCCCCTTGTGGTGAACTCCGTGATGGTGTTTTCCACCCTTGTGATGGTGCTGACTTGTTGTTATATTCTTGACCCCAATCGCTCATCGTTTTATAATTATCATTAACAAAATTAATCCCAAAAACAAAGTTAACCCAATCCATTGCGGAACCTTTACGCGTTCCGTGTACTTTATTTGTGCGGGTAACTGAATTGTTTTGGTGTATCTGATGGTGTCGGCCTTTACAACTGTGTGAACTCGGATAACATCGTGGTTTCTGTAAACAATCGTTTTAACGCCGTCTTTTTCAATTGTGATGGTATCAATCGTTTTTGTTGTGAAAGTGTCTGTAATGCTCACAGAATCGCGTACAAATAGCGTATCAATGGTGTGGGTTGATGTTTGTGCCATAGCGGGGTTCTTTTGGATGGCTTTTTTAAAGTGCCATTCGGCGGAACACCCCGTTAAGAATATCATAATGGCGATTATCTTGGTTGTTTTTGTAAACAAATCACATTTTACCCCCTTAACGATTTTCAATTGCGTTATGTAGGTGGTCAGTTTCTTGACCTTTTCCTCCTTGGGTTTATATGTCTTTTTTACAAATTCCATGTAACGAAATTCGACGGATTACTATTTGGGTATTCTCCCGCTTGTTGGTTGGCGGTGTATTCTGGGTATCGTTGTGGGAAATAAGAAAGGTAATCCACGCAACGCCTCCGATAAGTTTCTGCAATGTTTCTTTGTCTTTGGACAATCGTGTCCAATTCCTCCTTGCTTGGTAACTGGGTATTCTCGGGGGAATTACGAACAATACCCGCATTGGTTACCTCATACCCGTGGAATAACAACAAATCACTCATCGCGTAATGGATCAACAAAGGTTGCAAATAGTGTTCAACCAACAAAAGATAATACCCCGCCAAGGTGTTTGCCTTCACATCATCCAACAACCTACGATACAAGACAGTACCGCATAATTCTTGAACTTGGATGTCCTGGGCTATCTTAATAAATGGGGTTATTTTATCCACATCAAAATTCCCGCTTAACTGCGTGTATTTGAATATGTCCTCCTTGGTGATTAGTAATACATCATCGTTTGCGTACATCTTATTTGTTTTTTAATGAACCTTTGTTTGGCATATCAATTGGCCTTGTTGATGCCGTTTCCCATCCGCTTGGCGAAAATGGAACCCCCGCAGCGTTGGCACTCTTATTTGATACTTCGTTGTAATTTTCTAAATCTCGGTTCTCACCCGTTTCGCCTGGTTGCTTAGGTAAAAACTTACCCTTGATTTGCTTCCGTCTGAATGTCAATCGTTCCCATCGGTGGTGACAATTAACACCGCCCTTGTATTTCCAAATGGAATATGAACTTTGTCCGCTTGGTGCAAATTGTCCGTTAACACCCGCATCCCCCATTGTCAAAATATCTTCACGGCGATAAATTACTCCCC